GCCTTCAACGCCCGCTGGAAGTCCATGTCTTGAACAGCACTATCGCCCTGCATTGTCGTTCCCTGTGATACGCGCGTTAAAGCGACAAAGGTTTTGAGCAGGGCCAGAGCCTGATACTGGCATCACTCAACCTATCCGCTTACGGTTAAAAAAACAAGTCACGGACCAATAGTGACAGTAACTGATCCTACAGAGCCTGTCGCTGACAGACCAGCGACATACGGGCTATAGATGACAGAAACCCTAAGCGCCCCACGCACCTCAAAGATAGTGCCGGGCTCAAGGCCATAATCGTTTTGCTGCAAGTCCGTCAGAACAATCGTTGTCTGACGCCCTTCTCCCGGAGCCTTGATAACCCGCACCAAGGCATCCAGAGACCGAACCAGATCCTGAATGTGCCTCTGGTCGTACTGTACCGGAGGAGCCGAAAAGGTTGGAAGGACCAGCCTGACATCCATCAGCGACGCCCATCGACTTGCGTCTCGATACGGGGCGAGCCCAGACCCCAGCGGGTTCCGACCCTGTTGCTTTCAACACGAAGGATAACCGACCGTCCGCGAAGCCGCACATCCGCGACCTGCGTGTACTGATCTACTGGGATCGTCGAGGTTCGAACAACAGAAGAGTTTGAGCCTGCTTCGTAGTTAGACCCCGGATAGTTCTGAGTCTTGATGATGAAGTCCACCGTCGGGCTGTTTACAGCATCATAAAAAGAAACATCCGGAATAACCCGGCGCACGAACGAGAACTTGTCTCCGTCCCCAATGTCTATGGGCGCGCTTTCGATGTAAGCGTTTATTGCGGACGGCGGGTTGGTGCTGCCGTCGTCAGTTCCAAACTCATGGAAATACAGGTAGTTGTCAGTAGCCGCCGCTGTTGGATACTTCCTAGTGCCACGATCAATCCACGCTGTTCTAGCAAGAGCGCCGTGCGACCACACCCGATCCACGTAATTATAGGTAACATATAAGTCATTCTCGGAGGACGCCGCCGAGGGGTAGAACCACGTCACCTCATTAAACCCTGAGTTAACACTAGCAACAACCTTATCCGACTCCGCCTCATTAAAGTCATCGAAGACGTAGTTCAGCAGCGGGCATACCAGCTCCTGCGTCTGACCTGCGTAGACATAGAACGTCTTTAGCCCCATCCAGAAAACAGTGTCATCCACTGCAATCAAACTGTTGTATCCGTTCAACGTGACGTTAGACGCAACCTGTTGAATACCAAAGGTATCGGGGGGTCCTATGAACTGCAACGAATAGGCCGCGACATCCGTAAACACAAGGATTTCGCGCTTAGTTTCAACCGCTCGGATGATCGCAGTCCCCGACCCAAGCCGAAGCTCGCCAGCTGTATTGGTCGGCAGAGCACTCCACGTAAACGGATCTTCCTGTGAGGAGAAGCGAATGGACAGTGGATCTTGGGCCGTGACCCCACCCATGTTGGCTCCAAACGCGATGACATGCCTGTCACGATCCGACACGATAACCTGATTGGCAATGGTCGGTGTTTCAGGGTCCGTGGACAGAGATGAAAGCGCAACGCCCCGCTGGGCACTGGTCAGTGAAACGATATTCGCGGTCGAAGCATCCCAGTAATAGATTTCACCGTTTCGGATGTTGAAGATTAAATCCTCACCGTAATTGTCTTGAGACCACAGACGCAACACCGAGGTAATTGTGGTAGCTGCGGGTGAGCCCCAGCCAAACTGACCCCAAGTCCCGGCCCCCCAACCATTGCCCACGACCTGTGTGTTTAGGCCGATGTTAATCTGGTAGGCTGCGGTGACTGTGGCTCCGCCGTTTCCAACGTCAGAAGCGTTGGCGTTGACAGAAGCGGTGATGGTGAACGTATTAGCGTTCGTAACCGTGACAGAATATTCCTTGTTCAGGACTGCTGCGGTTATGTTGCCGCCCAGCGTTACAGCGCCACTAAAGGTAACGAAATCCCCGGTAATGCAGCCATGTGCGGAGTCTGTCACAGTGATAATGGGAGAGCCATTGGTCGCGGCGAACGGCCCGCTTAGGACCACAGTCGAGCGGATGGGCGTGATGTCGTAATTGTATCCGCCCAGTTCCACGTAGTATTTAAGCTGCGTTCCAAACGCCAGATAGTTTGAGCCGTTCAGAGCGACCCAGTTCAGCATGGACCGACAGGTGCCGAGGAACGAGTAATTGGGCGCGTACTTCTCCCAGCCGCCGACGGACTCGGGAAAGCCTAAACGGAAACGAACAAGGTTGCTGTCACGCCAGCCGCCCTCGTTCGTGTACCCCGTCACATCCCGCAGAACTCCGGGGCGGAACTGTAGCTTTTGGAGCGCCATCTACATAACCTCATTGCGGCCCGTCGCCACTCTTCGACTTCCACTCACGATACGCTAGTGAGATGCGGAAACAAACAAGAATGACGCCGCCAAGGGTAATGGCGAAGGACATCCAACCTGTCATGTGGATGGCCCACCACGGGAGGGTGATGGCCCCCGTGGCGATTACTCCGTCAACAGCTACCCGCGTGTCGTTCATTTTACTTCCCTAAGTGGCAGCGCCGATCAGAGATCTATCTGGCCTACATGACCATCCATCTTCTTTACGATGTTTAGTATACGGGTGTTGTCTTCCAGCGACACGATTTCATGCGGCTCATCCGCCCGAAAGTCTAGTATCTGCCCAGCCGTAGCCACCTTCTCCCAATCATGGGAATAGGCTTTAATACTGCCACGAGCGACAATGGTTATATGTACATTGTCGTCCGTGTGGGTGTGTTTCGGAAGGATGTCCCCGGCGACCTCAAAGTCGTAGATTGTGCCCTTGAGGTCGCCTAGCACGGGCAGAGGTTTAGCCAATAACATCTGGCTCGCTCCCCTCGCCTTCCAGCACAGGCGCAAATACCGGCTCAGGCTGCGGCGGGAACTGCCACACCCCGTCTATTTGCTCCATCGCATTGAAGGCGTCGTCGGGCACTTGCGTGTCATACAAGCGAGCTACGTCGGGGTGGTAGTGCTCGTTAGGGTCGCCACCTTGGCATACGTCGCGGATTATTCCGTCTACAATCCAAGCCCATTTCATCAGTAACCCTCCGTCCAGTAAAGAATTACAGCGCCGTCGCCGCCTTTGCCGCTTGTTCCAGTAGGGGTACTGGTAGTATATAGAGCGCCGCCGCCGCCGCCCGCACCACCATTACCTGCCGTTCGAGTCCCAGCGTTCGCATATGAGCCGCCGCCGCCGCCGCCGAAACCACCTGCGCCGCCAGTCGAGCTAGTTGCATATGAGCCGCCGCCACCGCCGCCGAAACCGCCAGAGCCGCCAGACTTATTATCTCCGCCCGCACCGCCGCCGCCGCCGCCGGGGCCGCCGGTACCGGCATCATATGCGGCACCAGCCGATCCAGCACCGCCGCCGCCGCAAAGGTTGAAGTAATCTAAGAACAAACTCTGCCCGATTGCGCTTCCACCATTTGGGTATGCAGTTATTCCAGCAAGCAGGGGAACTCCTCCGAATGGGCCGCCTCCCATTTGGCCTGACCCTTCACCAGAAGACCCGCCGCCGCCGGTGCCGTTGCCCGTACTGCTCCCGGAAAACAGTCCACCGCCACCAGTGCTTGATGACCCAAAGGTTCCAAAACCTCCAGAACCGCCAAAGCCTCCGCCACCAGTTGCTTGATGATTAGACCCTGAAAAAGAAGCTGGAGGGCCGCCATTGCCGCCATTACCGTAAAGTGATCCCGCCCCACCTCCGCCTGTCGCAGCTGCTTTTACGGATTGCGTAGCGCGACCACCCGCCCCGCCAGTGGCAGTAAAAGCTTGTCTTATGCTGTTAGATGCGGTTCCTGCGCCGGGCGCGGCTGCCGCATAAGCCGAAGCTGAGGCACCACCAACAGGGAACACGCCACCGCCACCCCCCGTGGCTGACAGCAGGGTTCCAAACGAGGAAGTTCCACCCGCAATCCCATTTATGGCAGTTCCCGCCAACGTCCTTGCTGCGCCTCCGGCCCCCACCGTAATAGTTGGCAAAATCTGACCCGGCGTTACATCAATGATGCCAGAGGCGTATCCGCCCCCATCACCACCGCAAACGTAGAAAGGGGTACTTACACAGCAGACGCTGACAGGGTTTCCAGCAGCCCCCGACCCACCTGCTCCAAAAACACACACCAGAATTTGATAAACATTCTGTGGAACGATGATCCCGGTATATGTGCCAGCAACAGCAAAGACACGATATGACCTGTAGCTGGGGGGCGCTACACGAGTTGCGTAATTCGGCGGAAGGCCGTAGCCGTACATACCTTGGTTCATTAGAAATCTCCACCGAGAGCAGTTACGCGGATGCCGGTCTGGGCCGTTGTGGTAGTCGCTCGCAAAGAATATCCGGTCGGTATCGTCAGCGGCATGAAGTTAGCATTTCCATTGCTGGACAAGTTCACAAGGAAAGAAGGCACCGTTGTGCTGCTTGTAATGGCTTGCACGGGGACCTGCGCCCAAAGGAAGTAGGTTGCGCCGTCATAGATGAACAGGTTGATGATGCCCGCTACAGTCGTCGCAACGCCCTGAATGTCGATGTAGTCAATGCGGGTGCCTGACGCGCCCGCAGTCAAGATCGTGCCAACAGTCGTCGGTGCGGTCAGCGAGGTGTCCGCTGTGGTTAGAAGCGCAGACCCCACTCGGGGGGTAGATGCGTATTGTGCCGAGGTTGCCATGATCGCTCCTTAGATAAGTGCAATGGAGAAAGAGTTCATAGTCGGCGCTGCCGACGGACCTTGATACTGCGTAACAAAACCTTGCGCTCCACTACCACCGGGAGCCGAGCTTACCCAAGCCGTTCCATTGGAGGTTAGCACATTTCCAAGAGTACCTGAAGCGGTAAGCCCGGTGCCGCCGTTTGCTGCGGCAAGCGCCCCGCTAAAGGTATTGGTCGAGAAACCAATAGTCTTGTTCGTAAGGGTTGCCGTGCTGGTGGCAGTAAGCACATTGGTCGGGGTGATGAGTCCAGAAAGCGTTGACATGGGTTACTCCGGCTTTGGGTATTGGGCCTTGACGGCCTGAACCTGCGCGAGCATTTCGGCAGCAGCATCTCCGCCCTTCCATAGGGCGTCCAGCTGATCGCCTATTGGTGGGTACTTGATGGCGCGTTGGGTGCGATAATCCACCTCAACAGGGGCAACGTACGGGGCCGATAGAACGCCGCCAACATAGTCCCAACCGATACCGCCGACTGTCCCGTCAACAAGGTTTGGCATGAAGTCCAACGAGTCAACTTCAATAGTGTTGACTACTTTACCTTCAGAAATGATATGTGCGCGCATTATGCGTACTCCTCAACAATTACTATGCCACCTGCGCCCGCCCCACCGTCGTTGCTGGTGGAACTAGCGTTACCGCGTCCACCACCCCCGCCAGCGCCAAAGGCTCTGCCCGCTGCTCCTACGGCAGTAGTTGCTGACGAACGCCCGCCTCCGCCGAAGAAAGACGCACCGCCGTTCCCTACAATAATCAGGCTGCCAGCCTGACCGGGAAACCCATCTCCACCAATTATATTGACTGTGCCGCCGGTAGGCGTGCCTCCAAGCCCCCCCTGATAGTTAGTGAGGTTCCCTCCTTGTCCTCCCGCGCCACCAACTGCTGTGCCAAAGGCTCCAAACGTAGTGGAGCCTCCGGTTCCTCCAGTATTAGAAGCGGAAGTCCCTCCCGTTCCTGCCGCGCCAATCGTAACTGTTACAGTGGATGTAGCAGAGACATCTATAAACTCCTGATAGCAGCCAGAAGCGCCACCGCCCCCAGAAGCGCCGTAACCAACTTCGCCATATCCACCGCCACCGCCACCGCCAACGGCTGTGACATAAATGTAATTCGTTCCGGCGCCCTTGGTCCAAGTTCCTGAAGATGTAAAAGCTGTAACTCGCAGGAGCGACCCCGATCCAATCGAGATGTCGCCACTGCCCAACAAAGTGGTGCTGTTAATTGTTTTAATGCTAGTGCCCGACACAAGAGTCGATTGCACGCCTGTCAGCGTGTTGCTGGCAAAAGCAATGGTCTTGTTTGTCAGGGTCTGCGTGCCCGTCAGCGTTACCGCTGTCCCGCCGTTACCGCCAATCTGGGCGTAGATCTCCCAAGTCGTGCCGTCATAGACGAACTGCACGCTCGCGCCTGAAATGTCGCAGGTAAGGTCCTGAGCCAGACCACTAATCAACGAACCGTTACGCGCGACTGTTAGATTGTTTGTGCCCCAAGCACCTCCAGCATCAGCCACCACGACCTGAGCGCCAACAGAAGGCGTGGAAGGCAGCGTTACGGTGAAAGCGCCAGCAGAGGTGTCGGCCAACACGCCTTGGTTATTTACCGCTGTCACCGGGGTGGTGGTGAAGATGTAGGATAGACCTCCCGCAGTCGGGGCAGTCGATGTCCACGTTGTGCCGTTACTGGTCAGCACGTTGCCGTTGGTGCTGGGAGCCACGAACAACGGAGCGGATGTCCCGTTGCCGAGCAGCACGTTGTTGGCCGTCAGGGTTGTTGCTCCCGTACCACCATTGGCGACGGGGAGCGTTCCCGTCACGCCTGTGGTCAGGGGCAAGCCCGTGACATTGGTCATCACACCAGAAGCGGGCGTGCCAAGCGCCGGGGCAACAAGGGTCGCGGTGTTGATCGTCGGGCTAGTGAGCGTCTTGTTTGTCAGGGTCTGCGTGCCCGCCTCCGTGACAGGGGCGTTCGCGACCTCAATGACATCCGTGCTGTTGGCATAGACGATGGCCTTCTTGCCGTTGGCAATCGCCACGCCCGTCTGACCGGAGACTTTAACCGTGACGGCAAAACCGCCTGTCGTGTTGTTGAAGAAGATGTAGGGCTTATCGACCGCCGGAACCTCAACGGTGCGGGCTGCTGTCAGAGCGCCGGTAAGCTCGATGACGTAGTTGCGGCCATT